CCCGCGCCGCTCAAAAGGCTTTCGATGCCCGGCGCGAACTTCATGCCCACGAACACCGCCGCCAGCTTGCCCAGCGTCGAGGCCACCTGCGGCCCGTTGTTCGCCAGGTAGTCAAGCCCTCTCTGGATGTAGGGCAGCGCCCGCTCCATAGCGTCGCCCAGTCGCTCCACGCCGTCGCTTGCGATCTTTCCCAGTGAGTTCGCCAGCGTCGTCAGCTCCGGCATATTCTTCCTGATCTGGTTCAGGAAGTCGATCATCGACAGGCTGAACTCCTTCTTTGCCGGAAGGAACGCTTGGCCGATGTCCTGCATCAGCGCCGCCTTCGCGTTCGACAGCATTAGATCGACCGCTTCCGGCGTGCTCGCCTCGATCAGGAACTCCCGCTCCATACTGCCCGTATAGATGCCGGGGTCGTTGACCTCGCCCAGCGTCTTCTCAAGCAGCGCGAGGTTCTGCGTGATCTTCGCGCCGCCTTCGATGGCCCACTGACCAAACAGAGTGTTCAGGGCAGCCACCTTGCGCTCGTCCGGCATATTGTTGATGGCCTGGAACACCGATTTCAGCGTCCCGATGCCGTCGCTCTGCATGGACCTTGCGATGCCCTCAGCGGTGAAGCCCAGCTCCTCCCACATGGCTTTCTGTGCCTTTGTGGCGTTGGACCCCTTGCTGATGTTCGTGTAGATACGTGAAATGCTGGTTCCCACGCGGTCCGTCGCAACGCCGGTCGCCTGCATGGCCGTGGCGATGGCCGCCGTAGCCGACGGGTCCACGCCCGCGATCTGGCCCATAGACGCGGCCTGGTTCACGCTCTGCGCGATCTCCGCCGCCGTCGTGGCATTGTTCGCGCCCAGGTAGTTGATCTGGTCCATCAGCGTCATTACCTGGTCATGGTTGAAGTTGAAGGCGGCCTCCCACTTCGCCATGTAGTTGCCCGCCGTGTCGTCTTCAAGGTCCATAGCGGTCGCGGCGACGGCGGTATCACGCAGGATGCCCGTGCTCATTTGCCGGTCCGCACCGATGCCGGACTGGCCCAGGGCCGCCGACATCTTGGAGATTTGTTCGGTGGTCCGTGGTATCTGCGTGCTGAGGTCCTGGATATAGGTCCTCATGGCTTTCAGGTTGCTTTGTGCCTGCTCGGTGCTGGTGGTGGCGCTTTCCGTCAGCCCGTCCACGTAGCGCACCATCGCAGACATATTGTTTTCCAGCTTCGCGGCCTCGGAGGTGCACTTGGCAAGTCCGGCTACGGTCGCCGTTGCCAGCGCCCCCATGGCCGCAAGCCCCGCCGTGCCCACCTTGCTCATGGTGGTGGTCAGGCTCCCCATCAGGGTATTGGTCTGGTTGATCGCCGTCGTCAGGCTTTTGTCTACCTTACCGGCGATCTTTATGCTTAACTCTAATGTTTTGTTCTGTGCCATTCCTCCGCCACCTCGTTATTCAGCGCGATAAACTCCTCGACGGGCAGTTTCAGGTAGAAGTCCACGCCCGTTCTCGTGACCGCTGACAGGCGGATGGCCGCTTGGCGTAAGGCTTTCGCCCCGCCCTTTACTCGAAAAAACCGCTGTCGTTCACCGCGTTTTTCAGTTTCAGCACCTCGCGCAGCGGCAGGCCCGTGAAGAACTCCTCCGGCAGGCCCGTCGCCATGCTCGCAAGGATGCAGGCGAACAGGTAGTTGAAGGAGGTCTCCGTCACCATAAAGCCAGCGCGTGCCAGCCGGTTCTCTGCCTCGCTCTCGTTCATGCTGTTCAGGTCCGCGATGCCGTTCAGGTCCACCTCTGTGTAGGTCTGGCCCTTGAAGTGATACGGCTCCTCAAGCTGCATCACGTGGTTCTCCGTCGCGGCCTCCACGTTCATGTAGTTGCGCACGACACCGGCCACCTTGCGGCTGGCTCCGCGCGGCATCAGCTTGAAAAACTCGATTGGCAGCTCCGCCGCCTTCGCAGCGATGGCCCTTGCAAACGCGGTCGTGGTCTCGCACAGCATGGCGGCAGCCACCTCCCGCTCGTTGAAAAGCTGGCGCTGGGCGTCGATGGCGTCCTTCACCGTCAGCTTATCCAGTCCGCTCAGGTCGATGGAAGTGTATTCCGTGCCCTCGAACTTGTAGGGCTTGCCCAGGTCGATCACGCGCTCGCTCTGCGTGGTCTGCGCGGTTTCCTCGTTGGCCTCCGCCATCATGTTCTTTTCTTCATTCATAGTGCTGCTCCTTTCGGTTTTTGAATATGGCGCAGGCCCTACCCTCCGCCTGTGCAGAGAGTAGAGCCTGCTCGTTTCGCTTTTGACTTTCCGGCCTTATCAGGTCAGCTCGGAGATGCCTGCAAGCATATCCACGCCGTTGACCTTGTAGACGCCGTTCAGCTTGTCCACTTCCAGCAGCGGGGAACCGTCGTTCTCCACCAGCAGATAGGTCAGCTCAAGCGTCACCTTGGCCTCCATGCCTTCACCCTTCTCCACCTTGCCGGGGTTGAAGGTCTTCACGCGGCCCATCTCCACCACGCGCAGGCCCTTGAAGGCGTAGCCGCCGGTCTTATCGTAGACCTGCTGGGCGGCGCGCAGCGTCAGGTTCACCACGGACAAGGGGGAAAGCATATCCATGGCGCTGCTGTACAGCACATTGAAGTCGATCTCCTGCTCCATGCCCTCGAACTGGCCGATGGTGGGGCTGTCGATCTCGCCGTTGATGCCAGCGCCGGAGACAGTGCTGGTCTTCATCTTCACCTCCGGCAGCGTAACAGACGCGGCCACGCCGATCATCTTGTTACCGTCCAGATAGGTGTTGAAGTCGTTGATCTTCTCAGGGATGTAGTTGTTGCTGATGCTCATGTTTTCGTACCTCCCTTATCAGCTCAGTGCGCTTACCAGCGCGTCGGGGTCGAACTCGATGATGTCCTCGATGTCCTCCGCCGGGGTGTACGGGGTCATGTACTGGTGGAAGGTGATCTTGCCGTTCATCAGGTCGGTGACGGGGTTCTCGTCCTCGTTGTACACGATCTCGTCCCTTGCGGCGACGCCCATGGCGACATACCCGTTGCCGCGCACGTTCTCGCTGTCTACGATGGCTTCGATCAGGCGCTTGTTCAGAGGGCTGTCCACCTTCTGAAAATACGTCAGAATGAAGCTGTTGGCACGCCAGCTCATGTAGCGGCGGCAGGAGAAAAAGCTGTCCTTCGGGTCCGTGTTGCCTGGGTAGGCGCAAGTGCGGTTGCCCCACAGGCGGAAGCCGTTCATGTTCAGCCAGGTCGCCACGCCGTAGCTGTTGACTACGTTGGCCTGGTCCTGGTCCAGCAGGACCTCGGTGCCGTCGGCAAGGCACATAGCGCTGATGGCGATGGTCTTATTGCTGGGGTTGCTGGGGATGTCGTCGCTGGCCGCGTCGGTGTAGGCGGTCAGGGCAGAGGCCAGGGCGGAGCCGCTGTACATCACGTCGCCCACCTTGCCGTAGCCCCACACGCCGTAAGCGTTCGGGTCGGTCAAAGCCTGGCGCTCCTTCTGCTCCTTCACGTCCGCGTACTTGCGCGCGCCGTCCGCGCCGCTGTCCACGTCCGCGATGCACACGCACTTGAATACGCCGTTGATCTCCTTCGTCTTCGCCTGCAGGGCCGCGCTCACGGTGGCGTTGGTACTGAAACGGGGAGCCGTCAGGATGCCGGGGGTCATGCCCAGCTTGGGGTAGACCTGGCGCACGACTTCCAGGCCGGTCTCCGCGCCGGTGGCCGCGTCCACGCCGCCCACAATGTCGGCAGCGGTCACTTTGCTGGCGTCCACCTTCTTGCCGGAAACGGTCATGTTGGTCGCGCCGTTGGCCTTTCCGCCCTCGATCAGGACGATGCTCACGGTGCCGTCGGCGTTATAAACGGCGGTGTAATCCTCCTCGGCGGTCAGCGTCTCCTCGCCGTTTTTCACCACCAGAGTGCTCAGGAGCACGCCCGTCTCCTCCACAACGGCCATGCCGCTGTTGATCTGCACGGTCTTCTCCTCCATCTCGGCGGAGTGCTTGGCCGGGTCCAGCACATTGATCAGCACCAGGGGGGCCACGTTCACCACCGCGAACGAAGCGGAGATCGCTTCGCAGAGGGTGAAACTCGCAAAGTCGTCGCTGTACCCAACGGCAGCGATGGCTTCCGCCTTGCTGTATACCAGCAGAGGCTTATTGATGGCCGCAGCCGGGTCCGCCAGCAGGTGCACCGGGGCAGTCCCGATCACGACCTGCAAACCGGCTGTTCCGTTCAGCGGAGCGATCATGCTGGTTTCCTGCTCGCTGACGTAAATGCCATGTCGATACATACGTTCTTTCCTCCTTCTTACAATTCGGATTTGATTTTCTGGAACAGGATAGCCTCCGCCGTCCCGCTCCGGCCCAGGTTGCTTCTCACCTGAGCGAAACGGCCCACGCTCACCAGCAGCCCCTTGGCCGCCGGGTGGGCCTGAATGAAGTCTGCCAGCGCGGCAGGAATGGTTCCCGCGTACACGGTGTACTGTCTGGCAACTCCGCGCACGCTGGGGCCGCAGTAGACGACGGGGCCGGTCTTTGCTTCCCGCTCCATAGGAACGGCAGTCTTGACCTCCGCCGCCGCAGCGGCTTCTCTCATAGGCGCGGCCATATCCGCC